GAACTGTGGCGCACCGGGCTGACGCAGCGACGTGTCCTGGTTGGTCTGGACGCCACCGAACTGGTACGGGTTGGCCGCAGCCAGATCCTCCCAGCTAGAGGTGGCTGCGGTCTGCGCCGCTCCCAGTTGGGAGGGGTCCAGGTTGTACGGGTTTGTCGCTGGGCCGGTCGCCTGCGGCCCCCGCGCAGCGGCAGCACGCTCATCCTCAGACTGCTGCCACGCCTGCGTCAGCGCATCGAAGTTCGACTGGGTGAAGTCCCGGACGTTGGTGGCCTGGTCCAGCCGTTCCTGCGCGCCGGACAGCGCAGCCGTCCTGGCCTGCCCGATCTGCGGGTCAGGCTGAGGCAGGTACTCGGGATCGAGGTACGAGGCGGTCGGGTACGGCAGGCCGTACTCATCGAACTTCTCGGCCAACTCGGACGGCTGCTGATACGCCCCGGCGTACGGCAACCCGGTCGCCGGGTCGGTGTAGCCAGGAACCGGGTCGGTCGCCATCCGCTCGAACAAGTCGGTTGCGGTGGCGGTGATGGCGCCAACATCAGCGGAAGCCGCCCGCCCCTCCGGGGTCGAGAAGTCACCCGCGCTCTGAGTGAAGCTGGGCATCCCGGTCGCCGGGTCGGTGGATGCCAACGGTGGCAGCGACCCGATCAGCGCCTGCTTCTGAGCCAGCCCTTCGGGATCGAGCGCTTCGTCGGGCGTGCTGATGGCCTGCCACATCGAGGCGACGGCCTGCCCTGGCGTCATCTTCTCCATGCCGATCTTCTTCGCCAGGTACGACTCGTAGCCGGGACCGGATCCCGCCATCATGCTGACGTAACGGGTCCCGGCCAGGTCGAGTGGCTCCCCGATCGGGATGGTCTGTGGCTCGAACGATCCGGGGGCGAAGGCACCACGCCCGGCGTACGCAGCGACCGCCGGGTCCAAGGTGAGCGCACCGAAGTCCTGCATGATGTTGTACGCCGAGGACAACTCGTCGAGTCCGAACGGTTGGACGTCGCCGTACTCGACGTCGGGCGGCAACTGGTTCATCATCGACAGGTCGTATGAGCCTCGGGACAGCGACGGGGAGAACGCTCCTGGCACCCCAGCACCGAAGCTGCCGGGCACCATGTTCGCTTGACCGAACCCGTACTCGGAGAGGAACTGTTCCTGTTCCTCCGGGCTGAGACCGGCGAGGAATTCCTCCATCTCGTCGGGGTCCATCAGCCTCTCCTTCGCGCTCGGCGTTCCGCCCGCCGCTTACCGGGACCACCCTGCCTGCCTTCTTCGGGGATCCCGACCCTGCGACCAGTCCCTCGCCCACCACCGATCCGTTCGTTCCTTCCGCGCCGTCCCGTCCGTTCCTCGGGCGGGAGGCCGAGCAGATCCTCGATGTCGGGCATCGTCGTGCCTTCGGCCAGGCTCGGGACCATCCCGATCAGCGCCTGGATCAACGAGTTGCGGTAAGCCACATCGTTCTGCACGTTGGTGGCTGCGACCTGGTTGCGCTGCGTCCAGTTCCCCATCGCCTGCTGCAAGCGACGCTGGTAGTTCATGTCTTCCAACCGCTGGCGCCACTCGTCTTTCGCTCCTGCTCGCTGCAACCCGATGCCGGTCCGTCCTTGCAGGGCGGCGATGGCGAGCGCGTTCTGGGTGGCTTGACGATCCTGTTTGGCTGCCGTCAGACGGTTCCGCTGCGCCCGATCCTCGGTAGCGCCGAGCACGTTCCACAGGTTTCCGAACGCCCGGTCGGCGGCGCCCGCACCCTCGAACTGCGTAGCCACCGTGGCGGGATCGACCCCCTGGTTCTGAGCCATCCGGGCCATCTGCTGCGCCCCCATCCCCGGCGCGCCCTGCATGGTTCCATACATGGCGTTCGGGTTGTTGAAGGCATTGGTGTAGTTCTGGCCGAGGAACCGATCGAGTTGGTTGTACGCCTGGTTGGCGGTCCGCGTGTCGCGCTGGACGCCCCGGTTCAGTTGCCGCAGCAACTGGTTGTACATCTGCGGCCGGAACTTGGAGCGGAACTTGGGCAGCTTCAGCTTGATCGCTTCGAGTGGATCGACCTGCCCCTTGCCGAGCATCTGGGCGATCCAGTCCATCTGCTCCTGGGTGATCCCGGCCGGACCGCCGCCACCACCGCCGCCGCCACCACCCCAGCCGCCGCCGCCGCCACCGCTGTAGCTCTGTGTGGGGTACGACGGCATCGACCCCGGTGACAGGGCGCCAGTGGTCAGATCCCACGACGTGTTCTTGAAGGCCCGGTCAGCGAGCGCGTAGTTCACCGACGTGGGGTCGTAGCCAGCTTCCCTCACCGCCTGCTGGACTTGCGGTGCCCGCTGCTGGGACTCGTAGACCGACGGCGAACCGCCCCAGCCCGCCATGCTCGGGTTGCTCGACGACGACGACGGCCTCGACGAAGACGAGGACGATGTTGCTCGCTGATAATCCTGAGGGGTGTTGATGTTGCCGAGACCAGGTATGTACATCAGATCCCTCCCAGGTACGGACGCAGCGCTTCGATGGCGAGGGCGGCGTTGGCGATGTCGCCCTTCTTGCGCGCCTCCAAGTCCGCCAGGCTGTTGTTGTAGTAGGCATCCAACTGCGCTGCTTGCAGGTCGTAGTTCTGCGCTTCCTGCGTGGCGTCCTGCTGGACGCGTCCGTAGTCACGGGCATAGTCACCGAGGTAGGTGCCCATCGCCCGCTGCATCGTGCCGGAATTGATGCCCGCCCCGGCCAGCCCACGCTGACCGAAGTGCGCTCGGTAGGTGGGTAGCTGCCGCTGGAAGCCACGGGTCAGATCACCGAGGCTGCGTGCCCCTCGTTGCTGAGACAGGAAGCGGCCGTAGGCGTTCTGCGCCCGGTCGGTGTTGTAGCGGTACTGAAGGTCGTTGGCCTCACGGGTGTAGTCCCCGCTGTTCGGGACGCCGTACCCGTCGAGTGCCATCACTTCACCCGGATGATGTACTGCACACCGAGGAACGGCGGCAGGTTGCGATCGTCGCCATCAGACCCCACTTCTTGGGTCTCGTTGTCGCTGGGTCCACCCGACTTGCCGGTGAGTGCTGGCAGGTTGACGGTGTGCTCGTGTGCGCCTGCCGCGTCACCAGCGAAGTTGCCGGTGAACCGGGACGACGCACCACGCGCCCTAGACCCGGCGTACCCCGACGCCGTGTTGTCGGTGTCCTGGTTGTGTTGGTGGCTGCCGTTCGTTGACGTGGTGACCGACCCGTGATCGTGGTTGATCGTGTGGGTGTGGGACTTCATTCCGTGGAGGTGCTTGACGATGATGGCGTCCCGATAGCCACCCGTCTCCCCGATCGTCGTGTTGGTGCCGACCCCCATCGGCATCCGGTCACGCAGGTTGGGCAGGTTGAAGCGGCTGCCCGGTGTCCCGTCCGGCGAGTAGTTGTGCCCGATCACGTTGTACAGCGCCGGATAGCTCGCGGTCTGCAACTCGGCTCCGTTGCAGATCAGCCATCTCCCACCAGCCGGTGCGGTCGATCCGCCGTGCATCATGATGATCCCGATGGGCAGCACCTGATCGACGTACTGCTTGGGGGCGGCATCGAGAGCAGCGACCGGGTCACCGAACAGTTTCAACTGCGCCCGCATCGCCACGGTGCCGTCGCGCTCCACCACCTCTTGGTTGATGTGCTGCTCAACCCGGTCGAAGTTGGCGTCAACCGGCAACGCTGACGCTGGCGTGTAGTTCTCGATGTCGTAAGACAGGTCGATCTTGGCCATTGTCTCTCCCTACCTGAACCTACGCATCCGGATCTTGGCCACGATGCCGTCGACCCCCCACCGTCGCATCGAGTACGGAGCGGGACGCACCCGCATCTGCACCGCTTTGGCGAGACCCATCGAGCCTGAGCGGATCAGGTTCGATCCCTGCTCTTGCGGCCCCCAGTCAGCGCCAGTCCCGGTCGGATCATCCTTGCCTTCGGGGGTCCAGTCGAACCCTCCGATGTTGGCTTCGTCGAACCCGGTTGCGGTCCAGTAGTTGTTCCCCTTCGCTTCCACTTTCAACGTCCTGGTCCGGTGGACCCTGGTCTCGTTGTAGTCACGGAACGTCTCGACGATCAGATCGAGTTCGTAGGGCACCTGACGCACAACGAAGGTGGGGCGTCGCCACGACTTCTTGCGATCCGGCCATCCCGCGTGCAGCCACCGAGTGCGGTAGTAAGTCTCGAACGGGTCACCTGGTGGATCACTCCCGGAGATCCCGATGTCCTCATCGAGACCGGTAACGAGGTACTCCCCAGCATTCGTTCCGAGCACCGACAGTTCCAAGATGGAGTCGTAGGCATCTTCGATGCGGTCGAGGGTCACCATGACCGCAGCCTCGTCCGACCACAACACGGCCAGCGGGAACTTCGAGTTGACATCGGAACCGTCAAGCACGATGCCGACCGCGCCGATCGCGCAGCGGTACATCGTCCACGCCCCGTCCCCGATATCGGGATCGAAGACGAACAGGCTGGTGACCTCCGCGGTGGGTCCGACCTCTTTGATCCACGGGACCCCGACCCACAGCCGTCGACCAGCCCAGGACACGAACACGTTCTCGTAGGCGATGATGTCTTCGAGCGCGGGACGCAGGTTCTCGGACATGTAGATCGGGTTCTCTCCGCTGTAGCCGTACACACCCCCCTTGTCGGATGCGGAGAAGAAGTAGGCCGCGGTCTCGGAACGAGTGATGGCGGTGACGGACGGACAGCCAACCGACATCGACACCTTGATCAACTGCCACGAGTCGTCGTCGTAGCCGTAGAGCGCCCACATGCTGTTGGTCTTGAAGATCAACAGGTGGTCGCGGAACGACATGATCCCGGTGATCTTCCCGCCCCCCGAGTCGATGTCGATGTAGTCGCCTGCACGCCACGAGTCCGGCTTATTGGGGTGCGACCACCGGACCCGAGCGAAGTAGTTCTGCCCCGACTCGGAGGTGACGGCGCAGAACAGGTAGCCACCATGCGGGGCGACGAACTCAGCTTTGGGCATCGTCAGGTGGACGGGCGCGTCCACTTCGGAGAACGCTTGGGCCAGCGCCTGGGGCGCGTCGGTACGGAGCCGCCGGTACGGGGTGTTGAACATCCCGGTGGCGATGTACATGTAGTCACCCCATGCGGCGAAGTCCGCGCAATGGGGAGCGGCTTGGGCGTTGATGCCGCTGAGTTGCGTGAAGATCCGATCGTTCCCAGCGGAGTAGACCAGGTGGTCGTTGGTGACGTAGATGACCTGATCACCGTTGGCCTGGTTGTGCACGGCTGCGTTGCGGGGCTGCCAGACGATCGTGGTGGGGTCGACGATGTCGCCGGGGTTCCATCGCAGCCAGCCCTTGCGGGTGAAGAACCCGCCTCGTGGATCGACGTCCACGTTCAGCATGTCGGGTGACTCGTTGTCGGCCAGTTGGAACTGGTTGCGGCGCAGGTTGAGACCGCCGGTCCAGTCCATCAGGTTGATGGGTTCGAGTCGGTTGACCATCTACGGAGTCGGGGTTTCTGCGGGCGGGTTGATGACGTAGCTGTTGCCACCGAGGTAGCCGGTCGACCCGTTCATCACGAGCGGGCGGTGACGTGGCGGGTCCATGATCGCCCGCATCGTCCCAGCGACATCCCGGTCCCAGCGCGCCATGTACACGCCTTCGAGGATCTCATCTTCCTGCTGGGCGTAGGCGAGACCGATGGCGTAGTAGGCGACAGCGAGGTGGAGACGCTCATCGAGATCGGGGATCGTTGACGCCTCGTTGGCCCACACCGGCTGGCGGTAGCCACGCACGACCATGTCGTAGTTGACTTCGGGACCGGGGTTGGGCCACAGGCTGAGTTCACGTCCCCAGATCGAGTAGTAGACCGGCGTCCCAGTGGTCGGCGGAGCAGCCAGGGAGAACATGCTTTCGACGTTCTCCTGGGTGAGGTACATCAGCTTCTGGATGCCTTGGGTCACCGACATGATCGACGGGATGAGCAGGTCGTCGGGCAGCATCGCGGTGACGTCATCGACGACCTTGGACACCGGCCACGTCTTCTCGTAGCGGGGCCATCGGTTGTCCCGGACGATGGTTCGCTCGAACCCGTCCTGCAAGTAGACGTTCAGCAAGGAGTCAGGGAGTTCCTCGTCATCCATCTCCAAGTGTTCACGGATGTAATTGCGGAGTCCCTGGACGTCCACTACTGCTCCTGCTTCTCCATCGTCTTGGAGTGCGGGTAGCACCACTTGTACTCGCTGCCACGGGTGGCGTTCCCGTTGCAGGTGTCACCGTTCGCCATGCACTTGCCCTGGCGGCTGGCATCCCGGTAGCCGTGCGGGTTGGGCGATTCCTTCAGCCCGAACTCAACTTCTTCGTCGCCCCGGTACGGAGCGGTGGACCACTTGGTCGCCAGTTCATGGTTCGGGTTCATGTCGGTGATCGACCCGCCCTGCCCGGCGACGTGAGAGCCGAACGCCTTGTGTTGCAGCGACACGTTCTCACCGTGCCCGACGATG